AAAATGGTGTATACGTTTCGTTCTTGTGCATCCATCCTCCATTAATACCACAGTGATGACAGTGGTATCGCACACCGTCTGAGTCTATGTTAAGCGACAACGATTTGTCGTGCTTGTGCTTGGATCTATCGTGGTGGCATTGAGGACATTTTCTTTTGTGCTGTCCTACTGCAAGTCTGTCTCCCAGATTTTTTATATTAGTTGGTACAGACTCTGCTTGCATCCCCCCCACCTTATATCTTTTATTTTAAACTAGTAGATTAAGAGTACTTATAATCTCATCTATTTTTTCTACTGGTCCTACTAGTATAACAGTTCTACTGTTTTCTTTATCTAGACCATGTTTAATATATTTTATTTTAACTGATCTATCATTCTTGTATATTTTATTTTGTAGTAGATCTAGTATTAAACTCTCATCTAAATCAGGTCTTCTACTTTTATAAAAGATCTTCATACCTACAGCCAGATCTCCTTCAAGTAATTCATCTATGACTGGGCACTGTAATTCAAAATCTTTACTGTACGACAACGCCTTCTTCGACTTGATAAACCTAGGCTTTCCACCTATTGAAACTAACCGTCTAGAGTTAGCTTTTGATGCTGGCTCTCCCATGATCGTAAGAACTATGAGGTTATTGTCGGAGCCCTTGCGTGATATCTGTTGAATGGTTACCATTATTTCGTCTCCTTGGACAGAGACAATAACAGTATCACATCTTAATGGCAAGAAAGGAGTTGTAAGTGACTGAAACAGCTACCCGATTCAGGGTTTACGAGGATGCCGGACCTCCTCCAAAAACCTCTGGCCCCCCTACAAAGTGGGGATATCTGCCGATGGAGAGGATCGAAGTCAACGACATGATTGAGTTGACAATGACAGAGGAAGAGGTCAAAGGAAAGATCAATGCGATCAGGAGTTACGCAGGCAGGATGACAAGGAGTACCGGTAAGAAGTTTTCGATTAGAGTTACTGACTATGGCATAGGCATATGGAGAACTAAATGAGCGATCAAGTAGAGGGTGGATTGGAAATTCTGAGGGGTGTACCAATCCCTAACAGAGCAGAGAGAAACTCGTACCCATTCAGAGAATTGGAAGTGGATGAGTGTTTCATAGTAGAGTGTGATGACATGAAGCATGAGAGCAGTGTTCGCTCTTCTGCTACGAGGTACAACGTTGACGGACGCAAGTATATTGTCAGACGTATGCCTGACACTGAGCAAACGGTTGGAGTTTGGAGAATCTCTTGAAACTTACCAATCGTTACGGCGCACCAGACTCTATCGTAGACGCTATCCGGAATGACCCATACACAAAGGATGGGGCAGATTTTAGCGTGACAGAGTTAATCAAACCACCACAAATTCGCCGGCTGTGGCATGCTCATGAGGATGAGATAAGTGGAGATGTAAGAGAGGAAGTGTGGAAGTTGCTTGGCAAGGGCGTACACAATGTCATTGAACAAGCTGACAGTGAGGGCACCAAAGAGCGTAGGTTCCATGCAGAACATGACGGAACTACAATCAGTGGCGCCATTGACTTGATGGGTGACGATGGATCCCTTATGGATTATAAGGTTACATCAACCTACAGTGTTCAACGTGGACTCAAGGAAGACTGGGAGAAACAGTTGAACATGTATGCATGGTTGATTCGTCAGAATGGATTGACGGCTACCAAGTTAAACATCGTATGCATCTGCCGGGATTGGATGAGGTCTCGTACCGGCAAGTATAACTACCCGGAGTCGCCTGTTGTGGTACTGTCTGTCCCCATGTGGAGAGATGAAAGACAGGATGCTTACATAGCTCAGAGGGTAAAGCTTCACACACAAGAGAAGACAATCCCTTGTACACCGGAAGAGCGTTGGGCTCGTGGCGCTTATCAAGTAAATGGTGGGGGTAAACCACGGTCATTCGATATAAGACAGGAAGCAGTTGAGTATATCAATAAGCAAAAGACAGGATCCTTCTCGATAGTAGATGGGAAGGCGAAGTACATCAGGTGTGAGGATTGGTGTGAGGTCGCAGATTTTTGTCCACAATGGAGAGGAGATAAAGGAAATGCCAGCTAAGAAATCTAGTACAGCAGGTAGTATTTGGGGTACATTAAGTAAGGTCAACGTGAACGAATACACAGAGGACAAGGGTGGGCTAACCTACCTGAGTTGGAGTCATGCGTATCGTATCATGATGGAGAACTATCCAGAGATGGAAATTGTGTGGGATGATGTTACCTACTACGAGGGGGGCACTGCTATGGTGTCTTGTACTGTAGTCATAGGTGAGGTAGGGAAAGAGATGTGGCTACCGGTTATGGATTACCGGATGAAGAGCATCGCGCATCCTTCCAGTAGAGATATTTCTGATGCTAAAATGCGCTGTATGACAAAGGCATTTAGCTTGTATGGATTGTTTAACTATGGCTACTCAGGCGATGGTCTACCAATGGAAGAAGCTAACGGTGTTACCAAGGCTCCAGTCAAGAAGCCTATCAAGGCCAAGGCCCAGAGCAATGGGGTAGTGCAGGACCATACCGAAGAGACAGTGCAGGCACTGAAGGATCTTTGCAATGAGGTCTTTGAAGCAGGTTGGGTACCGGATGATACCCTTAAGGCAGGCATTAAGTCTGCTATCGCAGGTCGCGATGAGAAAACAATAGCAAAACTAATGATACAGATACACAAGGTTTCCGATGTAGCACTACAAATCAACGATGAAAGAGAACAAGGGGAATTGATTGATGCATGATTACAAAGACCAACCAAAGCTAGACTTCGCAATCTTCAGTAATAAATTTAGAGCGAGTGACCGTCACCCACTAAAGACTGGGACCATAGAATTTACCGAAGAGTTTCTCCGGGCAATGGTGGACAAGGCTAAGGAAGGAGCAATGCCTAAGCTCAAGGTAGCCATCTGGGATCGTACATCCAAGGGTGGTATACAGTATGAGAATGCCAGACTGGAGATAGACCTAAAGACTGGGTCCGGTCCGGTAAAGGTATTAGCAGATGGGCCTGAGCCTGAGACCGTTGAGAAGGAAGACGATGGTCTCCCCTTCTGACAAAGTAAAGTTTCTGCTTAGGGTAGAGAAAGATACACTGGATTCCTTACGCAACATGGCTGAGACAAGGGGGGTTAGCTTGTCTCAGCTACTGCGTGAGATCCTAAGTGATTATGTGAAAGAGATAAGAACTGAAAGGGCTCCCAATCCTGTAAAAAAAAGAGAGGACCAGTGGTGGCTTTAGAAGATAACAATGGTGATGCGATATCATGTATCGTACTGATGGTAGACAGCTTGGCTAGGGACAATCATTCACAGGTGACAATCGAAACTATACATGCAGAAGATTGTCACATACATGATGCGATGGAAGAGAGGTCGATTACCAATGATACGATCAACGAACACGGTGCTATATCAGAAGAGGCACGTCAACATCTTTACTCATGCAACTGTGACACCAGCATAGAGACCACCTTTGAGAAGGGTGATGGCGAGACCTTGCTTGTCACCTTTCCGTTGAGTGATGCAAAGCGAAAGCATCCTTGGCTTGATGACCAAGATCAGACTAAAGAATTTCTAGAACTTACAGTGGATACCGGATCCCATCCACTGCTGGATGCAATGAAGCCTATCTTTAGTAAGAGGGTAGGCGATACCAGTGCCCAAGAGACTCCACACTTTGGGAAACAAAGTGACACCCTACATTGATAGCACCAGTCCTCAAGGGTTCTCTCGCAAAAGGTTTCCCTTGGGGGCTGTACAGAGGGGGTTTGCCGGTAGCGTCATGACTACGGAAAACCTTAAACGACCACAACAATCTCCTCGCTTCGCACAGGGTTATTCCGTTAAGAGTGTCCCTTGCTGGCGTTGGTGCCCTCTGTCATGAGGCAAAGGTATGAGAGTGGTAAGGATCGGGACAACGAACAGAAGATTGTAAACTTTGCTTGTGATAGGTGGGGATGTAAGGCACACAAACTTCCGATCAGTTACGGCCTCGACTATGCACTCTCAAAAGAAAATGAAATCGTTGGCTATGCTGAGGTGAAGAGAAGGCACAATGATAGGGAGCAGTACCCAACTATCTTTGTGGCACAGCATAAGTTGATGTCGGCTAAGGCGCTGGAGTTACCATGCGTCTGGCTTGTCGCTTGGAATGATAGCGTTGGCTATCTGAATTTCAACACACCATATGAGTACATAGCTATGGGTGGCAGGAAAGATAGATCGGATCCGGCAGACCAAGAACCAATGGTACACTGGGACACAAATAAATTCACACTGTTATAGGGGAGGATTTTAGTATGACATTTAGTCGAATAAGGCATTTAGCAGAACTGAAAAGAATGTACCATGCAGTGTTAAAATCTTACGGTGCGTGTTGCCCAGTGTGCGAGCGTTGGGGCAAGGTGTACAAGCGACCTCTTAACGCAACAATGGTACGCACATTGATGTGGCTTTGGCAGTTGTCTGATCGGGGCCGTAGGTGGGTAGATGTTCCTCACGAAGCCCGAAAAGCTCAGGGCACATATGATCACACTAAGCAGTACAGCACTCTCAAGCACTGGGGATTTTTAGATCATAAAGAAAATAGCGATAACCCACTTACAAAAGAATCAGGTGTATGGAGGCCAACGTATAAGGCCGGTGCTTTTTTGAGGGGTGAATTAGTAGTTGAAAAGTATGCACTTACTTACAACGATAAGTCTTATGGGATGGATGGTGACCTCGTTACCCCTAGCGATATACTAAAGGGCTTCAATTACAGTGGCCTGATGGCAGAGCAAGCTATTCCCACGTTAGCACAATGATTGACATAGAGAAAGTAATCAGTTGGGTCTGCATCTTTGCAGGGATATGGTTTGCGATGTTCCTCTCCCACCAGATGACTATGAGGGCAGTGCGTACTGAGTTGGCAGAGATGGTGATCCCAATGCATGAGCCCCAGTCGATTGAGCTAGACCTGAGTGCTAACCCCGGACTGGATAGCTTGGCGATGTGTCAATCGTTCATGATTACTAAGGGATTAACCGTGGTCATGGAGAAGTAAAGATTGACCGGAAGAGTGGGGGGGCAGTAGCTTACTTAAAAACAGGCGCGTTTCCCCTTCCTTTGCGCGTCCCCCTAGGCTGTGTCTGGGACTTCCTCTCCCCACCACACCCTAGGGGTTTTTTTATTTACGCGATGTGGTAAGACAGCACCATGCGATGATCATACCTATAAAAAATATGAGCAATCCTTTCGCTAACATATGCTACTCCTTAGAAAGAAATGAATTTTAAAATAAGCTTACGGATCCATCCTACTTCAGAGTCAACGCAGTCTGCGTGGAGCATTGGGCCGGCCATGTTGTCCGGGTTATCCCAGCATTCCATGATAGCTCTACACTTCTTTCCTTGCAGGCAACCGTATAGCTTGAGTGCTCCGGAATGTGATACCATCTTAGGTCTGTGCCCTCGCAACCTAGCAACGAGTAGCCCTTTCCTTAGCAGGTGTCTAGCTCTCTTTGTTCTCATTTCATGTTCTCCATGTAGACCAGTTCGTTCTGAATTAATGATATACACTTTCGGGATTTGCGCGCCATCGCCTGAACCTCTTGTACTATCCTGCCTTCTGTGAGGTTCTGCCATGAGTCCCTCTCGCAACATTCGCAAGGTATTTTCTTACTATCAAGCTCATTCGCTAGGTCAACCAATATGGTATAGCATTCTGTTAATTTATCTATGTGTTTAGCTGTGATCATGTCGGTCCCCCACCTCATCAAGTTTAAGGTATAGGCTGTTCTCAATGTCGGCCAATGTCTTGGTTGATTCTTCGATATACTGTTCATGTTTCTCGATGGATCTGGAATCGTTAACCCCTTCGCCATATTGTTTCAATCTTTCAAGCTGTGAATAGACCCGGATCTTAGACATCAAGGTACTGATCCACGTCTCATGCTCATGTCTGGTCATGATGTTACTCCTTGGTTACGGCCATTAGTGAAGGGTACCGGGTCAATCAGGTTCTCTAACCGTGTGATATGATCTTGGATGTCTTCCAGATCGAGCATCTTGAGAACTCCATCCTTCATATCATCTTGGGCAGTGGCGATTGAGATGCTGGCATCTTTCAGTGCCTCGCGAATCTTTGCTTTTCTGCGTTGTTTTCGTATGAGTCCGGGAGTTTCAGCTACGCAAACCGACTTCCATAATTCTGGGATAGCATGGTAAGCTCCACCATAGCACGGCTTGCCTTCCACAAATTCTACCCATCCTTCCTGCCAGTCAGACTCATCATAATCTGTCCAGTCAACACTTCTGTCACGATTGATTTCCCTTAAGATCTCGTAGACAGTCCACTGCTGTGTACTTTCTACTGCTCCAGTGTCTGGGTCTGTGTTCAAGACTAGGTAGGTTCGTTGTGTCATACTGGTAACCTCTCATTCAAATGATCAACGAGATCCTTGCACTGTTGAACATCTTTCCTGAGGTGGTCATGCTCGTATCCATAGGCCATAGTGTTGGCTACCTCTACCTCTATTGAGTAGAGCATTGCTCCGATGTATCCCAGTTCACATGCAATGTCTGCGCTGTTCATGCCATCGTGCCCGACATAGTCGAGATCGCGAGGATCTATTCGGGGGTTGTCACGCTTGAGATCGCGAACAACTGAGGCCAGTTGATCTCTGAAGGCTTGGTGTGTAGTACTTCTGTCTAATTTTCTCCATCTTGCTACTCTGTTCATCTTTCGTACTCCTCTATATGAGGGTGAATGTTAGTGGCTCTCGACCTTGGCAGACAAATGTTTCAGGTCTTACTTAGCTCCGGTTATCACCTCGCAAGGCGCACAGTCCAGAGTACCGACACATGTAATATAGATAAAGATAGTAACATGTCAAGGGGTAATATCCTTGCACTTAAATGGAGCCCTGTTTACACTAGGTATGAACCTCTCACCGGAGAACATATGACCAAGGGCATCACCCTGACACCTAAGCAGTCGGCTTTCTGTGCGTTTGTAGCACGAGGAGAGACCCAGACTGATGCGTATATCAAAGCCTACGAAACCTCTGGATCCAATCGCAAGAGCGCATCCAATGAGGCGACCAAGCTGTGCAAGATGGATAAGATTAAACACCGGATCCAAGAAATAAAAGAAGAAAATTCTGTAGGCAGAAAGGAACAAGACAAACTCTCCAAAGCATGGATCATAGATAGCTTACGAGCAGAAGCAAGCGATGAAAGTAATGCTCCATCCGTGAGAGTTCGGGCACTGGAAATCTTAGCTAAGACTGAAAAATTATTTGACGATAGCACGTCAGTAAATATTGTGCATAGAAGTAGCGATGAAATCTATAAGGAACTACAAGAAGCATTGAATGGTTTCGACCTAGAGATGAACTGATATACCCGGTAGGCAGTAGCAAGAACTAGCGCACAGGCTCTTTCTCGCACCAATTTCTGGTTAAAGCAGGGCTGTTTTTACTAGGTTAACCCACTAATTTGTCAACCCCCCCTTGACAGCTAGATTAAACTAGTATACTAGTAGATAGAACTTATTATTTCTACCAGTTAATCTAGTTAGTTGGTAGTTAAGTAGATTATCAGTGTTAAATAGATTACCTATTAAACTAAGGGACGGGTCTCACGCCCGTACCTAGCAAATTAATAGATCTCACGCCCGTACCTCGCCGGTCTGACGCCCGTACCTAGCATTTCTATAGATTTTTCTGCCCTTCGTGCAAATTTGTGCTGGCCTCGCATATTTTTTTAGATTTTTCTGCTAGATGGCGCGATCACTTACTCACTCACTCACTAGGCAGCCCGCTACAGTGTCGCCGCATAACTAAATAGATTTATTTGCTAGGTCTGGCCGTTAATTTATCTACAGCCCTTGACATTACTCTATATAATGTTAAGTTTATTCATGTTAAACTTCTCATAGGAGAAAGTATGCACTTACTAGGACATGCAACAAGCTCACCTAAGCAAGCCAACGCACCAGAACATGGGATAGAGGGCGCGATCCTTTACCTAGCACCTGCTGAACAGTCAGGTCACAACGCTTGTGCTTCATCTACTGAAGGATGCAGGAACGCTTGTCTTTACTTCTCAGGTCGAGGTCAGATGACAAGAACACAAGAGGCAAGGATCCAAAAGACAATAATGTTTTTTGAGGAACGCGATAAATTTCTAGACTTATTAGTGAAAGACATTGCAAGTGTAGAGCGTCGCGCAATTAAAAAGAATCTACAGCCAGTCATTAGATTAGATGGGACTAGTGATCTAAGGTGGGAACGATTCGGGTTCATGGAAGATTTTCCTAACATACAATTTTATGATTACACCAAGCATAAGAATAGAAAAAATATTCCAGAAAATTATGACCTCACTTTCTCTAGGTCGGAAGAGTCCACAACTAAAGATATAGATACTGCCCTAGATAATGGAATGAATGTATCCGTAGTGTTTGGAAAAGAGTTACCTGAGACTTGGCACGGTTTGCAAGTGATTGATGGCACCGAAAATGATTGGAGATTCAGGGATCCTAAGCCCTGCATAGTCGGGCTTACTGCTAAGGGTAGCAAGGGAAAGAAAGATACATCTGGATTTGTGGTGTGGGCATGAAGAGAAAAGAAACAATCGGAGATAAGCTAGGGGGAGCATTAACCTTCATAGTATTTTTATATTTTTTATTACTAGGGTTGCAAATGATTTAGTGAGGTCACTGAAAGGGCGCCGGGTTAGGAGGACCGGCGCCCGTACCTAGCGCCCGTACCCGGAGGAGTTATGAAAAAATTAGTCAAGCCAATAGTATTGGAAGGTGATTGGAGTAGTCTGACGCGTAGGGAAGTGTGGCAAAAATTCGCGGACCTAACAGGACGATATAAAAAAAAGGCTAGGCATATCTGAATAGATTTAATTACCATCAGCCCTTGACTTACTGCGTGATAATGTTATATTAATAGTATTAATAGATGGATTGTTTCTTTACTTATGGGGGGAAGTATGGAAGAGCTACTCGAAGATAGGTCAACGCCAGTGTGGGTGTTGCAACTAGTACACCAATTGCAGAAGGACGTTGGGTATCACATTGACATATGCGATGCGATCAACGGATTAGAAGCTGTAAGGAATGCACTTCAAAAAGATTTTGAAAAGATGATAGAGGTGCCATCATGAAGGACTACGAATTCCTTTGGTCTAGAACTGATACATTCGGCTTGACAGTAAGGGCTGAGACTGAAGAGGAAGCTAGAAAGATATTCGATAAGGGTGAGCAGTATGAGGATCCTAAAATTTATTGTGGCGATGACTTTGGTTTAGAATTGATCGACGAAAGAGAGGTGGCATCATGAGAAACTATAAGTTTTTCTGGACGCAGGCTACCTATTACGAGCTAAGGGTGGAAGCTGAAACTAAAGAGGAAGCCAGAAAGGAATTTGATAAACAGCAAAGTCAGGGTGTGCTTGCATATGATCATTGCGAAAGTCTCTCTGATCAGGAAGTAAAAGTTGAAGAGGTGGCATCATGATAGAGCCTATCAGAATGTTACTGGCACACTGGAAAACCTTGTTGGATGTGGGCTTAGATCCAGAGGAAATTAAAGACTCTCCACTGGCTAGGGAATACGTTTCGGATCTACTCCACGATCTTGTTCAGGTTGTCGATAGTGAGGGAGATTTTAATTTTGATTTAAAAGAACTTTTCAGAGAGGTGGCATCATGAGAGAGCCTACCCATACGATCTACTGTCCTGCTTGCGATTCCCATGCTGTTATCTGCGTTGATGACAATAGATTCGTGAGCACATTCACCTGTAAGACTTGCAAGAAAAAAGCTGAGATAAACGAGATGAGAAGGGATATCGCAGTGAAGTGCAATGACTGTGGAATGATGGAAGGACAGGGGATAGATGACCCCCTACATCATATGGGTCTTTTTGATTTCATATCGCCCAAGGGAATCTCTGAAGAGCCTGAAGCGTGGAAGTGTGGCATATGTCAGTCAACTAATACCTTGTTCAATGACTTCCTTATTGATAGTGAGGGGGCTGAATACCACGACGATACTTGGGAGATGAAGACAAGTGAAGAAGAGGGATGGCAAGCAGACGAGAAGGTGGCATCATGATAGAACTAGAGATGCGAGTGGATGGGTTTGCCGTAGGTTATATGGACGAATGGGTTTACAATATAATCTGGCCCATCTTAGAGAAGCTACCACAGGAACTTCTGAATGATCTGATGTGTGAGCGTAGTGGTAGTCACAAAAAGTATTTGGAATTGATGGGTCCAGTCTTAAATGATCTTCCAAAGAATGAAATAATGGAGTTGACTGAGTCTATGCTAGAGGAAGATCAGTGTGTATGTGGGTACGATTCTAAGAAGTGACTGGGACTCTCCCACCCAGTCGGGGTCGGCCTTCGGGTCGGCCCCTTTCTTTACGCCCGTACCTAGCGCCCGTACCTAGCGCCCGTACCTCGCGTTTTTTTAGATTTTTTTTTTGGGATGCAGCCGGAGGGCTTTGGGATGTAGCCGGAGGGCTCCGGTGCGCTGCGGGATCCGGGGGAGGCCACCCGAACAAAAACCGATAGGACAGGGCCAGCCCCGAAGGGCTGACCCCAATTTTTTATGAGGATAGCTCCTCCTTCAATTGTTCAAAACGTTTTCTCATCACAGGCCAAGAGGGTGCAAGAGCCATCTTTTCAGAGTCCATATCACATCCAAACTCTTCTAGGACTTGCTCCCAGATACTTTCTTCCCATCCTTTCTGATCAAATTCTGTTTCGTGCATCATGTCTCCCGTGTAAGTGTCTTAACTAACTATATTAATATAGCACATTGTATAGATTAGTCAAGCCCTATATCTTAATTTAAAAATATATAAGTTAGCCCTTGACAAATTGATAAGTTGCCACTAAGTTTATAGCAGGTCAAATGAATGGCCTCCTACTGGGAGATAACAGATGGCAACAGTAAGACAGACACTTATCGGAGGGGCGAAGGTCACAGAGGAAGAGGTTCGGGATACTCCAACACCTCCAGCAACACGCACCCATAACCCTCTACCACATGGAGAATTTTTGGACATGTTGTATAAGACCTTGAACCATTGGGGTTGGAACGTGGGTCAAGAAAGATTCTCATTGGAAGGTGGGAAGGTTGACGTTGAAGGCGAGGACGTGATGTTTGATACGGCTAGACTTTTCGGGGTCATGAATATAGACCGTGATGATGTCGCAACAGGTGAGGATTACAACTTATCTATCGGGCTTCGCAACAGCCACGACAAATCAATGTCGGCTGGTATCATTGGTGGAATTGTGGTCATGGTCTGTACCAACATGGATTTCATGGGTGACTTCGCAACAGGTCACATGCACACCACGAATATTAAAAGTGTCCTACCTGATCGCCTTAATCGTTTAGCTGGTGAGATTGAGGAAGCACACACCGATCACCAGAAAGTGATCGAGTCTTATAAGGCTACTGATTTATCCGACACGGTAGCCCATGATTTTCTAGTGAAGATGTGTGACGCTAACGTGATGCCTTGGAGTTACGCGCCTAAAGTTTTAGGTGAGTACCGTAACCCTAGGCACGAAGAATTTGAACAGCGCACTCTTTGGGGCTTCAACAATGCCACCACGGAAATCTTAAAGGATAGAAATATCAGAGACCTTCCGACCTCGATGTCAAAATTCCACCAGCTAGGAAAGGAACTAGCTTTTGAGTCGGGCAGTTGGCTGGATCCCGACCAGCTAGAGATCAGAGCCTAGCTGAGAAAATCAGGGGCTGGCCTTCGGGTCAGCCTCTTTTTTTTGCCCATAAATTAGACCGAAGAGAAACCGAATCGGCCTGCCTCTTGCGCCCGTACCTAGCGCCCGTACCTCGCCGCCGCCAGCGCCCGCGCCCGTACCTCGCTCGCTAACGCTCGCGCCTCCCTAAAAATTTCGGCCAGCTTATCCGGCAGCAGCCGCTGGATCCAAGACAAAAAAAAACTAGAGTGGGTTGAACACTAGCACTTAGGTCTTCGCTTACCAAGTTAACTAGCATCCAACCCAGTCTAGCCGGGAGGTCTGACCACATAAGATAGCACAATGGCACAAGGCATTCAAGGTATAAAAGCTAGTGATGCTATGGCATTAGGAAGGTAGACGAAGTGTCTTAGGATGGCTTAGAATTAGAGTAATCTGTGGGATGGGCACAAAAAAAGGGAGAGTAGCCGAAGCTACCCTCCCTCTGTTTACTAGCGATACTTACTTCCTAGCGAGTACTTCTTTGAAGTGTGCAACTTGTGCCACTGCTATCCTTCTCTCACTCTCGCACTGTGCGAGCAACCTCAATGCTTCTTGATGGTCAGCCCGACACTCTTCCAACGATACCTTCACAGCTTTCAAGTTGACAACAACTTCATCCAGTTCTTCGGTGTAGAATTTTTCCATATCTGCTATGCCTTTTTTGATACGGCGTATTTCTGAATCAATCATCTTACTTGTCTCCCTAGTACTTCATGGTAGGGGTTGGCGAAGTGCCAACCCCTAGTGTTACTACCTTAGTAGTTCTTATTCCTCCACTTCTTAGTACTCATAACTGCCTCGCCTATGCCTATCCCTACGGCCCAAATTAATAGGTAAACCATGAGTGCTATGACTGCTGTATCAGATTCCATACTATTCTCCCTAGTACTTCGTGGTAGGGGTTGGCGAAGTGCCAACCCACAATGGACCCGAAGGACTTGCACCTTCTACCTCACCTATAAGTCCACACTACTTGCATGATGTACTCCTGATCGGTGGTAATAAATGGTTTTGTAAGAGCGATGGGTCAGGGACTCGTGCGAGTCCAACCACCGCTGGCGAATATGGGTTGTGCTATTCTATAAATCTCCTTGTTTAGTGGTAGGGGCTGGCGAAGTGCCAGCCCCTAGGTTGCTTAGTCTGAGCAATTGAAAGCGCCGTGCTTTTTCCGTAGCTCTTGCCACTCTTTAACATCGCCACTTTCGATTGCATAGAGATACCAACTAAGGTTGCCATAATCTCCGTACATATCGAAGGCTGTATCAATGTCCTCTGAAGACATGCCTTCTTTGATGTCGTCAATCAGTAGCCGAAGGCTCTCAACTCTGTACTCTTCGTCTTGAGTCAGAGGTCTACGGTCAGAGAACATTTCAATTCTGGCTAGTTTATCAGACTGGATCTCTGCTTGAACTAATTCTTTTATTGCTTTCTCGTTTACCATAATACTGTTCCTAGAATTATACTTCATGGTAGGGGGTGGCGAAGTGCCACCCCCTAGGTTACTTACTTCCCGAAGCCAATGGACTCCTTCATGAGAGGGGTGAGCTTGTAGTGCATCCAATGCTTCTCAAGCTCCTCTTCAGCAATCCCCTCGCCATCCTCTGGCCCAGCATCGTAGAAGGATTCTTTGTATTCCTGCTGAAGCTCTTCCGAAGCATTGGGAAGATTCTTCATTACGATTGCGTTAGCTTCGTCGTCCCACTGCTCAACGTCATGTTCGTTATTCCATGACCACGTGTGTTCCTCTGGTCCGTTACATCCGTCGGGGTAGTTACTCATCTTACTCGCTCCTGTTGTCCTGCATGGTAGGGGCTGGCGAAGTGCCAGCCCCTAGGTTGCCTATTTAAATGTTACTGATCTTACTCCTTCATATCGCAAGGTCCGATATTTTCCGTCTGTTGTTGTGATACGAAAGAAGTCTTTAGTAGAATCAAAACCTGTAACCCTACACTCAACTTTCCTGCGTTGATCCTGACGCCCTGACTTGCTTACCTTGTTATGATAAACAATGTTAACAACTAACTCTGAATGAAAGGCTTGAATGATATGTTGCAAGTAGTCCATGATGTTGCTCCTAGAATAGTATGGAAAACGTTGTGTTTCCCTCATGTCCTAAAGCTCCATTAACGATGTCACGATGTCAACAGGGTAGTAGGGGGGACCACCCCTTTTTCGCGAATTTTTTTTCCCTAACCCAAAAACATTGTTTTGCTCGTTATATCACTAAAAAATGGGCTATGCCTTTTATCTTGAAAATTTTTTTGCAAATTTTGGGCTATATAGGGTATATTAGATCGTGGATGACTTACCGGATCTTGAAACTGTGCTAGACGAGGCTGTTAGGGTTTACCTAATAGCAAAGAAGAGGAGTGCCCTACAGCGGCATCCTAAAGATATTTCTTTTAGTGCAGACGAACTGGTTGATAAATATCCGGATTATTTTGTTCGCTGGGGTAGTCCCACAAAAATCAGGGTAATCGGAAAGAGTTCTGATGTAATACTGGAGGAGTACCTTGCGAAACTGGGGTATCCGGGTAATAGTGATTTGTGGTATAGTTTGGCTCACATTGTAATAGAGAGAGGGGAATATGAATCGGACGTTGACAGAGACTTTGACCGACCTAGGCGCAGAAGACGCTCTAATTATGGACGGGTTCGATGATTGTATCTTGGGAATATTGGAACGATTTGGCATAGACGAGCCAATTGTGGTGTATGATCGCGAAAAAGTAATCGCGAAACTGATAAGTGAGGACGGGTTAACGCATGAGGAGGCGTTGGATCATTATTATTACAACCAACTTGGTGGTTGGCATGGTGAAAAGACTCCTGCCTTTCTGATTAAAATGTCTGAAGCGGAATGAAAGCTAAGATCCATATTAACCAGCATAAGGTACGCAGTAATGCAAAGACTGGAGAACGGGAGCCCGTAATTACAGTGAAGACATATAAAAGCAATGAGTATGCGACGCATGTTACTATCGGTGGTCCTTCAAGGGTGGTCTATTCTCCGGATAAACCGTTGTCTTGTGGTGCGAAAGTATGGATAGAGGCTCAATATGAGGATGTTGTTCTGGGATGAAGTTGTTTGTTTTGTTGGTAGTTCTTGCATCTATGTCCTGTGTCGGGAGTATCCATCAATGCTGGTGGGGCAATCAATCATATAATCAGGAATGCGTGAATGAACCTTGAAGCACTTCCGCTTGAGAAGCAACGTCAGATCCTTCAACTGATTGAGGAACTGAACGAAGCTAAGGTTCGCGAGGATTCGCATGATGATTTCCTTGCATTTGTTAAGGAAGTATGGCCTGCCTTTATTGAAGGGGATCACCATAGAGTGATGGCAGATGCGTTTAATCGTATTGCCAAGGGTGAACTGAAGAGACTGATCATCAACATGCCCCCACGACACACCAAGTCAGAATTTGCTTCGCATTTGTTTCCTGCTTGGTACTTGGGAAAGTTTCCAGATAAGAAGGTGATCCAGACAGCGCATACAGCAGAGCTTGCAGTGGGTTTCGGTCGTAAGGTTCGTAACTTGGTTGGATCCCAAGACTATGAAAAGATATTTTCAGGGGTGAAGCTGAGTGCGGACTCGAAAGCGGCTGGTCGTTGGAACACGAACAAGGGTGGTGATTACTTTGCTATTGGTGTAGGTGGTGCTGTAACAGGTAAGGGCGCAGACATCCTGATCGTGGATGACCCACATTCTGAACAGGAAGCCGCACAAAACGATCCCTCTGTTTATAACAAGACCTATGAATGGTATACGTCAGGTCCACGTCAGAGATTACAGCCCGGTGGTGCGATCTGCTTGGTGATGACTCGTTGGTCAAAGAAAGATTTAACGGGAAGCATTTTGAAAGCATCTGTAGAAAGGGGTGGTAGTGACGAGTGGGAAATAATTGAACTGCCTGCCATCCTTCCTAGTGGAAAACCGTTATGGCCGGGCTTCTGGCCGTTAGATCAACTCGAAGCATTGAGAGCAGAGCTACCCCTTGGTAAGTGGAGTGCCCAGTATCAGCAGGATCCTACGTCTGAAGAAGGTGCCATCATCAAACGTGAGTGGTGGAAGGACTGGGAGAAAAAAGATCCCCCTGACTGTGAGTTTATTATTCAATCATGGGACACAGCTTTCTTGGCGAAAGAAACTGCTGACTACAGTGCTTGCACAACTTGGGGTGTGTTCTATACAGAAGACAAAGAAGCGAACATAATTTTATTGGATGCATTGCAGGAACGGTTAGAATTTCCAGATCTAAAGCAACGCGCCTATGAGATGTACAAAGAGTACGAACCTGACGCGTGTATTGTCGAAGCAAAGGCTGCTGGAAGCCCATTGATCTTTGAACTAAGAAGAATAGGTATACCAGTGGCAGAATATACGCCCGGCAGGGGTAAGGATAAGATCGCTAGAGTAAATGCTGTATCAGACCTCTTTCACAGTGGTCGTGTGTGGGCACCCAAGAAAAGGTGGGCAGAAGAAGTAGTGGAGCAATTTGCTGCGTTTCCTACCGGAGATCATGATGATCTAGTAGATTCATCTACACAGGCATTGCTCAGATTTCGGCAAGGTGGCTTCATAAATCTAGACAGTGATGAGCCTTGGGATGATTTATTGCCGATGAGAAAAGCTGACTATTATTGACTATAAGGTGTTATGCTGGCATAGTGTTTAAGGCGCTTAAATCAAAGAAGGTGTAGATGGCGGTAGATAAACCCCTAGGCAGTCTCCTCAACCAAGATGATTTTGATATGGGTCCAGAAGGACTCGTAGTCGTCGAAGAAGAGGGGATGGTGCCAGAAGACTCACTGGTTACCGAACTCGAAGATGGCGGTATTGAAATTGATTTCGATCCCACCTCCGATGAAGGAATGCCAGAGGTTAATTTTGAAAGCAATCTAGCGGAGATCATGGATGATGATGAACTCCGTACTCTTGCAGTAGACCTCGTTGGAAAGTTCGACTCTGATAAAAATAGCAGAGGCGACTGGGAGCAAACCTACGAAGAAGGACTAGACCAGCTAGGCTTGACGATTGAAGAGCGCACAACTCCTTGGTCGGGAGCTTGTGGTGTATTCCACCCTATGCTATCTGAAGCTGTAGTCAGATTCCAGAGTCAAACGATTCAGGAGATTATGCCAGCTAAGGGTCCGGTAAAGACTCAATGTTGGGGCTTACAGACTCAAGAGCGCATGGACCAAGCGAAACGTGTTCAAGAATACATGAACTACCAGCTTCTTGAAGTTATGACTGAATACAGATCAGAAACAGAAAAACTGTTGTTCAGCCTACCATTAGCCGGTAGTGCATTCAGAAAGATCTACTATGACCCATCCTTGGGCAGACCGACTTCCATGTTTGTACCCGCAGAAGATTTTGTGGTTGCATATAACGAAGCGGACTTAGAACAGGCAGAGCGTTATACCCATGTGATGAATCGCAGTACAAATCAGATTAAAAAACTACAAGTCAGTGGATTTTACCGTGATATAGAGTTGCAAACGGGATTTATCCAAGATAATCCTATCACTGATAAGTTTAATGATATTGGTGGGGTGAAACCGTCATATGACAAAGAAGATCGTCATCAACTACTTGAGATGCATGTTGATGCAGACTTGGTGGGATTTGAAGACGACGATGGCGTTGCACTGCCTTATGTTATCACGATAGATAAATCTAGTGATACAATTCTGTCTATCTACAGAAACTGGGACGAAGAGGACGAACATAGGACCAAGAAACAACACTTCGTACACTATGGCTACGTTCCCGGTATAGGATTCTACAACCTTGGCTTGATCCATATGGTTGGAGGACTAGCCAAGTCTGCCACTAGTTTGCTCAGACAACTGGTTGATGCAGGTACACTATCCAACCTACCCGGAGGCTTAAAGACTCGTGGACTCAGAATCAAAGGAGACGACACCCCAATCATGCCCGGAGAATTTCGGGACGTGGATGTGCCGGGTGGTGTCATCCGTGACAATATCACTTTCCTTCCGTATAAGGAACCTTCTCAGGTCTTGTATCAGTTACTTCAAAACATTGTAGAAGAAGGTAGACGCTTTGCGTCAATGGCTGATTTCAAAGTAGCAGACATGAACCAAGATGCTCCTGTTGGGACCACTCTTGCAATCATGGAACGTGCCATGAAGGTGCAGTCTGCTATACAGGCAAGGATACATGCCAGCTTAAAACAGGAATATAAAATTCTTGCAAGGATCATTGCTGACTATACAACCCCTGACTATCCATACGAAACAGATGCTGGTGAGGGTATCAAGGCGGAAGACTTCGATGATCGTATTGACATAGTACCTGTGTCGGATCCCAACGCCTCATCTATGGCTCAACGGATTATGCAGTATCAAGCTGCCTTGCAACTAGCACAGCAGGCTCCAAATATGTATGACCTCCCATTACTGCACAGGCAGATGATGGAACTGATCGGAATACC